AACCCTTGGTCAGCCGCCGACCCAATAAGGACTACCTTCGTCCGACTTAACTCTTACGGGTCTATAGCCAGACAGACCTCAATAAGAGTGCAGGACAAGCCTTGGGACTTAGGAGGTGGGCTGGTTCGTGTCTTCAATAGTGCCTACTATTCAGAGGACATTTCTTTTTACGCTGCTGAGTACATCGACTTTGACAGCCCGTATACTAGGGCCTCTGTAATCAAAGTATCGCAGTCCAGCGGTGTCCAGTGGGTGCGGGGATTTGAGTACTCTAGTTCACAGCACCCCCAAAATTTTGGTGGTGTATGTGTTGATAGTCAGGGTAACTCGTACGCTATTTCAACCGAGGGTCGAAGCATAGTAGTTAAGTTAGACCCTGCCGGCAATGTACTATTCCAAAAAAGAATAAACGGGATATATGACCCAACGGACAATCCGTTTCGTTCTAGCGCTATTGCATTAAGTCCTAACGGAGACGTATTCATTGTCGGCCAGAACTTCGGCATTTGGGATAACGCCGTTTTATGCCTAAGCTCCTCAGGAACACTCAAGTGGGCTAAAAGCTTGGGTAGTGGGTTTCTGGCCTCCGTTGTCGTTGATCCCGTCGGGTCAGTATACGTACTCGGGGATATGGGTAACGGGATTACTTTGGTCAAGCTGTCGGAAAGTGGCGGCTTGCTGTGGAGTAAGACTTTTATAGGAAGTTCTCTCGCTCCCAAAGACATGGCACTATCCAAAGAGTTTATCCACTTTTCTGGAATGGGCAGTTCTAATGTCCTATTGGGTAAAATTCCGATTGATTGGGCAGGAGCAGGAAAAACTGCCGGCATAACCTACGGTGCTATAAACATACCTGTCACCAACCAAGCTTTGACTTTAAGCGACGTGTCAATCCCTAATGTTCTTAAGCCTAGCCTTAGTGCGGGAAACACCGTTAGCGCGCTTAGCTACAAGTTTGGTTCCACATCGTTAAACCCTGTATAAACATGAGTACAAGAACAATGAACAACGAGTTGGGCGAGTACGCCGTTCGTGCTGGCCCAGCGCTTGCTACGAGCGGGCTGACCCTGTTTGGTCTGCCTATCGCAGATATCGTGCAGGTTCTCGTTGCTGTGTATACCATCCTTCAAATCGGGTGGTTTATCTACAGCAGAGTAAAACAGAAGAAGTAAAGATATGGCTGCTAATGAAGGCAAGCTGAGTGACCTTCACGAGAAAGTCGCTCACGTACTGTCAGAGGCCCTCAATGGGCAGGAACTGCCGGGAGAGATCGACGAGGAAACCGGAGAGGTCAGGGTAATCAAAATTCCCCCTTCTGCTGCTATCCTTCAAGTCGCGGCTAAGTTCCTCAAGGACAACAACATCACCTGTGCTCCTAGCGAAGACAACGCTATGGGAGAACTCAAAGCAAAGATGGAAGCTAGGGCTAAGGCCCGAGAACTCCGGAAGTCAGACGTTGTGTATGCTTCCGAAGATATGAGCTTCCTAACGGGCCTGCCTAACTAATGGCTAGCCGGGAGAGCGCCGAAGCTGCTCTTAAGCGTTGGAAGCAACTTGAGCTTCTACAGCAAGAGTACCGAAGCTTCGGCACATTCCTAGAAGACGCGATGGCGCACCTTGGGTTCCCTACGAGCCCGGTGCAATTCGACATTGGGAACTTCTTGGCTCACGGGCCACAGTACTCAATGATCCAAGCCCAGCGGGGCCAAGCTAAGACCACGATCACTGCGGCGTTCGCAGTGTGGACGCTCATTCACGAGCCGCGTTCCCGAGTGCTAATCCTCTCGGCAGGCGGCACACAAGCGAATGAAATCTCCACACTGATCGTTCGCCTCATCATGACTATGGAAGGCTTGGAATGTCTGCACCCTGATCCGACTAACGGGGACAGGACGAGCGTTGAAGCGTTCGACGTGCATTACAGCCTCAAGGGTGTGGACAAGTCTCCTAGCGTGGCCTGCGTCGGTATTACCGGCAACCTCCAAGGTAAGCGGGCTGACCTCCTTATCGCAGACGATATCGAGAGTACGAAAAATTCTCGTACAGCGAACATGCGGGAACTCCTGCTGGACCTTACGAGGGACTTCACGTCTATCTGCGCCACGGGCCGCATTGTGTATCTCGGGACCCCTCAGTCTCAAGAGAGCATTTACAACACATTGCCGGCACGGGGCTTTACCGTCCGTATCTGGCCGGGCCGGTTTCCAAGCCCGGAGCAAATCGAGAACTACGGAGACATGCTTGCTCCGTTTATCTCTCGGGCTCTAAAGGCAAATCCGGCTCTCGCATTTCGTGGCGGGATGCTAGGGGATCAGGGTCAGCCTATTGACCCCGGTTACATGAGCGAGGAAATCCTCCAGAAGAAAAAGCTAGACCAAGGCCCTACCTACTTCCAACTCCAGCACATGCTGAATACGAAGCTGGCGGACGCCGCGCGGTTCCCGCTCAAAGTGGAGCAACTCGTTGTCATGCCCCTAGGTAAGACAGAGTACTTCCCGCTTAAGGTTATCCGTGGGATGACCGAAGGCAGCCTTAAAGCATATAGCGTTGGGACCGTCACATTTAAGATGGCCACCCCACACGTCGGAAGCTCCGATGAGCCAAACGACGTGGCTAAGCTTCAAGGTATCTGCATGTATGTTGACCCTGCGGGCGGCGGAAAGAACGCCGACGAGACCGGGTATGCTGTTACAGGTTTCCTTAACGGAAACGTGTACTGGCTTGCATCGGGGGGTCTTCCGGGAGGGTACTCTGTCGAAGTTTTGGAGCGGCTGGCTAAGGTCGCTGCCGACTGGAAAGTCAATGTTGTAAAGATCGAGAAGAACATGGGTTACGGTGCGTTCCGTGAAGTGTGGCTTCCGATCCTTAGGAAACAGCATCCTACAACCTCCGTCGAAGACGACATGGTTTCAGGACAGAAAGAACTACGGATCATCGAAACCCTAGAGCCGGTTATCGCTCGCGGGTCGCTAATCGTAAACCAAGACATTGTGGATATGGACCGCGAGTGTTGCGATAGACACGAGATGTCTAAGCGCGCTCTATACAGCGTGTTCCATCAGATGTCTAAGATCACGCGCGAACGCAACGCGCTGATCCATGATGACCGACTGGACGCCCTTGAAGGGGCTGTCCGACATTGGGTCGCTCAGCTTGCTATCGACCAGCAACGTGCCGTCGAACAAGCACGGGCTCGTGAGCTAGCTGAGACTTTGAAAGACCCATTAGGCCACCGACGTTATGACCCTCCGGGTCGCCGTGGTGGTTCCCTCTTTGACAAATATAGGAGATAACAGGTATGCAAGCTTTCTCTCTCCCTTCCCCGAACATCGGCGGACAGGGGCATCACCTGCGCCGGATCGCGGCCAAAGCGATTAGCTACATCGAAACCTCCGCCCCGTCGTACACGGGTGGCGTGGGTGTGGCTGGCAGGCATCCGTCTGCCGACGAGCTCGAAGCGTTCTTCCTCGCCTGCGCGGCGGCTGTTACGCCCTTCAAGATGGCTACGCCTGTCACTGACGAGACGGGCACGTAATGCAAAACGTTTCCGTAGTTCCCGCTGTAACGCGAACGTCAGTAGGAGACATGTTTGTTCTGGACGTGAGCGACAGGGAAGCTGTCCTTGTCAACATCACGTCTATCGGCGGTGGCGGTACCCTTGTCTTTGAGGGTACCATCGACAACACAAACTGGTTTTCTGTTCTTGCTACGCCTATGGGCGCAACGGGCGGCGTTACTTCTACTACCGCAGTCGGGGCGTTTCTGGTCGATGTGACGCTGGCCGTCCGGTTTAGGCTGCGCCTTTCGGCGTACACGTCTGGAAACATCATCGCCCACGCCTCCCATGCTTACGAAAGCCGTCCTGCCACTAGACAAGTCGGGGCAGTGCTTAGCGCTGGGTCTGCTGTCATCGGCGGCGTCGTACAGACGCAGGCTGTTTCGCCTGCTGCCGGAACTACCGCATTCAGGCGGCTGTCAACCGCTGACATTAACGCAATCGCTGTCAAGGCTTCTGCTGGCAAGCTTCTTGCCGGGGCGATCTTCAATGAAAGCGCCTCAAAGCGGTATGTAAAGTTCTACAACAAGGCATCCGCACCCGCTCCGGCTACTGACACGGCCTTGCTGGTCTTTACATTAGTCCTTCAACCCAACACTCTGGTCTACATTGACCAAGTGCTTGGTAGTACGGGGCACTCGTTCACCACCGGGATTTCTTACGCCATCACCGCCGCTCTGGCAGACGCTGACGTAACCGCTATCGCGGCGAACGAAGTCACTGTGAACCTCCTGTATGCTTAAGGTGTTGAGCCTCGTCGTAATGACGGGGCTCCTCTCCTGCGAAGCTCGTCCGGAAGTATCCGCGCCCTCCGGGCTTGGAAGCAAACCTGAGGCAGCCGAGAGCAGCACGGGTCAGCGACCCTGGGGTTACAACCCTGACAATAAGCCTGCGGCATTTAAGTGCCATGGGACTAAGGGTAAACCCGCTGCTGCCTGTCGAGGACCGGGCGGAAGAGTATGGACTTAACGCTAGGAGAGGCGAATGGATTTCTATAAGGCTGGTCGCCTCATTGTAGGCGGCGTAGCAGCGGTTACCGCGCTTGGTTACACGGGTGCTCTGCTGATTAAGCAGTCAGAAGGCTTGTCGTATACGTCGTATCAGGACAGTGCCGGCATCTGGACTATCTGCTATGGGCATACTGGCCCGGAGGTAGGCCCTAGGCAGCGAGCCACACAGGCTCAATGCGATGCTCTGTTCGATAAGGACGTGCGGCGTCATGCAGCAGGTGTGCTTAGCTGTACGAAAAGACCCTTGAACCAGAACCAGTTTGACGCTGTAGTCTCTCTGGCTTTCAATATCGGGGTTAGGAACTATT